GCTGTATTATACGGAAATTTACATATTTATAATATAGAAAAAATATGACCTGGAATCCAGATCATATTTTTATTTTAAATATTTTATTGAATTAAATATTCAATGCTTTAACGAATGCTGCTACATCGGTCATAGCCTGCATGTAACCATTCTTAAACTCTTCCTTACCAGAAGGAACATTAGTCTTCTTAACTTCATCGAGACGAGCAGGAATAAACTGCTTAATTGCACGAATCGAATTAACAAGAACGTCTTCAGAATCGATAGCATCGTTAAAATTGTTTCCATTAGTAGTCATAGTATTTTACCTCATTAATTTACTGTTTTGTTAACCAAATGTTATATGTTCGCAAATCTTCTTTTTGTTTGCGGACATTATCTGGAATCATACCTTGGAATTCCTGTGGTATATCAGAGAAATCTGGAGGCTGTTCATATTCATCCCATTGGCTTTGCATAGCTATGAGATTTGCTATGTCAGGCATACCTTCTAATACTTCTTCCATATTTAATGGAGTTTTCTTGTCTCTTTTATATTCTGGAATCATTTTCTAAATAGTATTCTTCCACGTGTCATATCATAAACGGATAATCCAAGCTCTACTCTATCGCCGGGCAAAATTCTAATTCTATTTACACGAATTTTACCACAAATTGTACACAAGATAACTTGGTCATTATCTAATTTCACATCGAACATGGCGTTGGGTCTGGCTTCTATTACAGTGCCTTCAACAACCACTTCGGACTGATTTTGTTTTTCACTTTGTTGAGATTTGTTTTTATTAGATTTATTCTTTTTCATTAGATTATTATGCAGAAACATTATCAACGTTGATATCAGGAACTTCTGGAATTTCCGGTTCATTCATTGCTTCCTCAAGAGCGGCTTGAGCAGCAAAAGCCGGATTGACTTCTTCTTCGTCTACGATATCTAAATTTTCTTGTTGAATTATTTCATCTTCTTTTGTTTGTGTATTATTAGATGTTTTCTTTTCGATAGATTCTTGAATTAATTTAGCATTGGCTTCAATGCCTTTCAGAGTATTATTTATTTGTTCAGTTCTAATAGAATCTTTTGCTTGTTCATTAAGAGATTGTCCAAGCAAACTAATGTCGAAGTTATTATTCATATCTTCGAACTTCTTTTGTATAACTTCCGGTTTTGCTTCTTTTACAGGTGTTGCTACTTTTTCAGTGACTGTAGCAGTAGGTTTACTAGTTTTAGCCGGAGCAGTTCTTTTTACAACCTTTCTCTTCACTGGAGCTGGTTGTTCAATAATTTTTGTTTCTTCCTTTGGCGGATTAATAACAGCTTCGAAAAATACTTCGATATTTTCATTAATCTTTTCAAGGCCAGTCATACCATAACGGTAGAACATACCTTCAACTTTTGAATTAATTGCATCCATCATTGAATATGCTTCTTTCAAAGCAGGATTTGCAGATTGAGTTTCTGGAGTAATAATACGTCTACGTCTCGGAGCCTCTGCAGAAGTCTGAATAGGACGTTCGAGCTTATCGAATGGGTCTTCTATAGGCTTTCTAACAGGAGCCGGTGCAGGAGCTGGCTGCGGAACCGGACGCGGCATTGGTCTTGGTGCCGGGGGAGTTTGCGGAATAGGCTTATGAATGGGTCTCGGACGAGGAGACGGACGTCTAATGCCTTCTTGTAAATCGGCTACTTCGTCATCTTCGAAGTAAAAATCATCTTCTTCGTCAAGTTTATGGCGTTGAGCTTCCATAGCCTTTTGTTTCTTGTGTAAGGCAAAACGTTCTTCTTCAGTCATAGCGTTCTTTTTCGCTTCTTTGTTATAATAGTCTAAAAAATCACTCATATTCTATACCGTTGTTCGTTATATTTATAATACTTAATAATATTATTCCGTTTTTAATAGAAGTAGATATGATTTATATATATCTTCTGGGTTTAAAACTATATTGTATTTGACTTCATATAAACCCCCTAAAATATTCAATAATATGTTTTCATACTGAATTACAGTATAATATTTTTCAGGGTCGGTGTCTTTTAATTTGACTAATTCGGCTATATCATCAAAAGACCAGAAATAATCTGTATAATCCGAATACTTACAACATAGCTTACTACTAATCTGTTGTATTGATTCTATTATATATTCTTCGTTTAAAAATGCAATAATAGCATTTAATGGAGAAGTTTCATAAACTTTCTCAGCACTAGCTATCTTTTTAAGAAAATCTAATAATACTTCAGATTCTGATTTTTTATTTGGATTCTTCTGCATTTAATTCATCTTCCAATTGACTAATAGATTTATTAATCAAGAATTTATTAATTTTTTCAATTGTGGAATCAATATCAGGCATGTCCATATTTAAGATATGAACATAAAGTAAACCTGCAAATTCTCTACTTATTGTAAGAAAATTATAATGCGCCATAGAGGCAATGAATAGCGCATAATAATCTTTCATAGGAGTATCTGGAAGACCTTCAAATACATCTTCCAGATATTCAGCTTTTAATATTTCATTAAATATATTTTCCATATTTAAATCAATTTGGTTTTAACTTGGTCAATTAATCCAAGCTTCTTAGCTTCGGCTGCAGACATAAAGTTATCATACGAAGTAAGAGATCTAAGTTCTTCCAGTTCTTTTCCAGTTTGTTTCTTAAAAATCTTATTCATATTGTCTGTCCAAACCTGCAATTCGTGTTGAATAATACTGATATCATTTAACTTACCACCAGTAATTTCAACGCCAGCTTGGTGAATCATAATTCTCGAAGACGGGAATGCAAATCTCTTACCGATTGTTCCGCTCGCAAGAATAACTGAAGCCATAGAAGAACAAGAACCAATACAAATAGTTTGAACTTCAACACCCTTACGTTTCAATTCATTGATACAGTCAACAATAGCAAAGCCTACATCACATTCGCCACCAGGGGAAGAAATATAAATTGTAATCGGCTTCTTTGTTCCGTCATCATAGAATGACAATTTTTGAATAATATGAATTCCCATTTCCCAAGAAATATGTCCGACAAGGAAAATAACTCTTTGAGCTTCGAAATAATTATTACGAACTACGTCAAAATAATTACCGATTTCACCGAGATTAACTTGCTGACCTTCTTGTTCTTCCGGCGGAATATCATTGATATCGTTTTCATCCGGTTCAGTGACTACTACATTTTGCTGTGATGTTTTTCTTGAAGACATTAATATACCTTTGCGTACTATTTAACTTAATTATTTTGGGTTCTTTTGGTGTATCAAATTCGGGATCATCAGTCGGTTTAATATCCGCACATTTTACGATTACTTTGCCAAACTGAATAATTGATTCCACGCCACAATACTTAATAATTTTATATCGACGTTCAACTAGGTTAAATTTAAAAATCCCAAAGTCACCGTCTCTTCTTAAAAACTGATAAGTATTATTGGCACTATCTTTATATATATGTCCAATCTTAAATGTCATACTATACCAGTTTCTGCTTTCCTAAAAAGGTATTGATTTTCTTTGACAGGTCCATATTTTTAGCTGCAATGACTTTCGCTTCTTCTTCATTATAATTGTCATAATCCTTGACAAAAATTTTTGCATAGTCATCAAAATGTTCATTAACATCTTCGAGAACGGAAGCGTAAACCGTCTTAACTAAGTTCAATGGTGTCACTTCCTTTTGATTCATTTGAATATTCATAGATTAGTTTCTCCAGTTTTTCAGTAAATTCTTTTTTCTTTTCAAATTCGGGTAATATAGTTTCCACGTAAGCATACCATTCGAAAATGGTTTTAAAATGCTTAAAATTATCATTTACTTTAGCTGCCTGATCTACTACTGCTTTTAATGCTTGTAATTTTTTAGGGTCATTGACAATAGAATAAAAATCTTTTTCTTTCCTAAAAAGTGGCGGCATTTTAAATGATGATTTTCCATGTGCCATATTATTCTTTGTCCTTATTTTGTTCAAGCTTTAAACATTCATTAATCAATTCAGAAGTTTCAGCATTCTTTTCAGGAGTATTAAACTTATGAGTAAGTTCGATTGCCTTTTTAACTTCAGCTGCTGCTTTCTTGATTTCGGCTTCAGTCTTTTCTTGCTTTGCCTTTTCCTTCATTTCCTTTAACTTCTGTTCTTTTTCAGCAACATTAGCAGTCCATGTATTAATGAAATCTTCAGTTGCTTCGCTTAAGAACTTTTCGTCAAGAGGCTGATTAGGATTAATTGCATAATAAGCATCAAAGAGAGTATTCGTAATCAATTCATTTGCTGCAGCTGTAACGGGCTGAACATATGAACGACCTTTTTTGTTATACGGATTCTTAGGATAATTAATAAATCTCTTGTTATCACGTTCAATAAGTTCCAATCCTGTAAGCAATAATCCATTATCTAAAAAGATCATGCCTACACCGATTGCGCCTGTGCGACTTTTTCTTTTATAAGGATAAACCTTAGCTTTAGTTATTTTTAATTCGTTCATATATTCTCCAGTTTATTATTCTTTTTCTTCAAGTGATTCTGCATAAGAAGTGAGTTCTTCTACAGCAGAGTTATAAGTTGCGGGTTCAAGAATTCCATTTTGTGTAACGATACCAAGAACTTGTTCAAACATTGCCTTAATAACATTTGACGGTTCTGCTTCAATAACGGCACACATTTTTGTAACGATTTCTTCTGGAATTCTATGAATAAAAGTAGAATCGTTATTATAGTCAATATAGTGCTCATGAAAATCTTTGATATACCAAATTGCCTTCTTAAGGTCTTTCTTTGGCGTTCCTTTATCACGATATCGCATGCAATACTTCCAACAGTTTCCTAAATCAAACTGTAACCAACGAGTGATTTCGATTGCTTCGATACCAGATTCATGAGAACGATAATGCTTAGGTTCGTTTACTTCCTGTTCGAGTGTTTGTCCATTGATCATAGAGCAGTGTCCTCTTTATTTAACATTTCTAAGATATTATTCTGAAACTCTTTACTATTTGCTGCATGTTCTTGTAATCTCTGTTCCTTTTCGTATTCTTCCTTTGCCTTAGAATTTCTTTCTAATGCCATGAATACACGAATTGGAATAAATACCGTCAAGAAATATCCAACAAGAATTCCAATTATAGGTAAAATATTTTTAAAGAAATAAAATAAACCGTCTTGGACGGTATTACCGAAGACTCCAGTAGAGCCTAAGATAATACTGTAAACTAAGACAGCTATTGAAATTATTGTAATTTTAGAGCGTTTCGTCATCGAGAATTACCTCAATATCAGATTCAGCCAAGATATAACATTTTTCAGTTGTGACCTTACCATCAGCACCAGCAATCGGAAGTTTTAATTCCTTGTTATTATCCTTAGCGTCGACATAAATAATCTTGTCACCAACCTTAACATCAGAAGTTAACTTATCGCCAAGCATGATAACTGTTGCTTCGACAAAATGACCTTCTTGGTCGAGTTCAGGAAGGTAGATACCGCCTGATGTTTTCTTTTCACCAGAAGCACGCTTAACGAGAACATGCTTGTCCTTAATTTTCTTTACTCCGTTCATATTTCCTTCTTTATCAGTAGTCAACAAAATATCAAGTCCAGAATCTGGAACTTCGTAGAACTTTTCCTTTACAATTTCACCTTTTTCATTCTTCATCGGAATGGTAAGCTGAATTGCTTGCATTTCAATAAATGCAACCTTATCGCCAGGTTGTGCCATACATGGAACTCTCTTATTAAGTTCAGCATTATACTTACCTGGACCAGACAAATATACTGTTCCTGTGATATTATTGATAGTCTTATTCATTTCAAGAATATAGATACCACCAGCAGTTTTCTTATCTGTAGCATCACGCTTAATAAGGACGTAGTTTTCCTTAACAGACTTAATACCAACAATCTGACCATTTCTATCTTCTGCAAGAACAAGCATACATTCGGTTGACATAACCTTATTAAACTTCTTCTTTTGAACAGTTCCATCTTCTGCCTTTACAGACAGTTCAATTTCTTTGCTAACGCCTGGATTATAAACTACTAAATCACCAACTTCAAGGTCGACTGGAACCTGAACATTATGCTTTTCATTAAATCTACCAGGACCAATTTGTGTAACACGGCCAAATGCCATAGGGATGGTAAAATTATTCGGCAGAACTAATCCACCAGACAATAATTTATCTAATGACTCAACATTTTCAACAATTACATTGAAATCAAGAATCTTCATTTATTACCTCTAAATTATAAATTAATCAAAAAATCATGCTTTGTAAATTTTGAATTTTCAACATGACAGCTATTCGTAATCAATAGCTTACCGTCGGATTCTTTTATTTCTTTTTTATTTCCATAACCATAATGCCATACTTTCGATTCATTTTTTATCTTCATGGCTTTAGGTTCATAATAAGAAACTATTACATCGACAACTGGTGATTTATTTATAATTTTTTCGTATCGTTCTTTTTCGAAATCCATATAATCTTTCTTGGATTCGGTCCACCAGTTCCACTGGGAAATATCTTCCCGCATGTCAAAACCCATAAAACCCCCGAGCACAAGCTCATCAACACTAAAAATATTACCGTCTAATCGCTCGGGGGTGCATTTATTCTTTTGTAAACGTCTAAAATTATTCTTTATTGTTTCAAACTTTAAATCAAGCGGTATATCGGATCTCAAATCACAACCACCATAAACATAATAAACATTTGGATATTTTTGTGCTAATTTAATTAAAAATGTAATCTCAATATCCAAAAATTCCGATATACCGCCTGCTATACAAACTACATCGGCTGGTAAAAAATATTCGTCAATATATCTATCGTATAATTCACCCTTACGCTTTCTATCGTTATGAGGTAAATCAAGATTATTGACGAAATAAAATTCCATTTAAGCCTTTAATTAAGCAACAATTGCCTTACGAAGTGCACGTGCCATAGTGAGAATCTGCTTGTCAGCTTCAGACTGCTTCTTCTTCCATCTTACAATACGTTCAGCTTCTGCACAGACACAAAGTGCGGTAGAAGAAATCTTTGTAAGCTTAGATTCGGCAGTGCGAACGATAGACGGATGACGAATTTCCATACCACGAAGCTGTCTACGGTTACGAGTTTGGCATTCATCAGATGCAACGACGAAAACCTTACCATTCTGATTGTTCATAACACAATCACACATTTCAAAATTATTATTTTTCATTTTTTTACTCCATTATATTGTTTTAAATGTAAACATTAATATAGTAATTATTTTGTGGAGTGTAAAGTTTTGTAAAAATATTTCTAACTTTCTATGTAAAATATTTTTAGATTAATCATCAAACCATTCTGTAATTTCTTGATCATTTATATCTTTGTAGATAACTGCATAACCTTTATTTGTTTTGTAAATACCGTCAATCAATAAGCTATCTTTTGATTGAATACTGTGTGGACCACTTGTGCTTTCTGGATGATATATAAGACGATGATGCGTTGGACATAATGTCAAAGTAACATTCTGATTTAATCTCGGCCATAATTCTCTTGGAATAATATGATGAAATTCAATCTTGCTTCTATCTTCTGTCTTATAAGTACATCCAGGAAAATGGCAAATAAAAAGTTTCATTCTGAAGTATATATAAATAAATTATATGATACTTCGCGAATTTTTAGAAACATCCGTGCCAGCTAATAAATTGTTGGACCTTGTATACAATAATGACGATATTATTATCAATCTTCCTAAAGGAACCGAATTACCCGAGTATGATAGTATTGCCAATTTTTTGATTTTAAAGAAACCTTTGTTAGATCAATTAGAAGAAAAAGGTTTAACGTTAAAAGATTTTGATAACATTATTCAAAAATATGGCTGGTATGTATCGATTGTTAATACCGGAACGATTCATCTTCTGAAAATGCATAGTGTCGATAAAGGATATTATGACCTAGATGACATCGATTTTGATAATTTATTTTTACATTTTTCTCCAGTAAAGCCTTCAATTATTACAACACAAGGTATCAAGGCGAAAAGTTCAGAATCTGAAGATGAAGAATTCGATGATAGAATTCGTTATCCGAATGCTCGTGTCTACCTTTGGAAACTTCGTGGAATGTATAAAAGTTCTGGAAATTTCAATTTAGACTTTATCAAGCGTTTTCGTCAACTTACAGAAATCCTTGATGCAACAGATTATGGTAATTATGTTTACATTATAAAATTACCAAAAACCATACAACTTCATTATGATGAAGAATATGGTCGCGATACCCCTGCTAGATATATTACACAGAACGTATCGCCAAGTCAAGTGATGTTTCTTTCTACCGTGTCGAAAATAAGAGAAAAAATAAAAAACGGTGAAGAAATCATAGATACAGATGACTTGAAGGAATTTTTACAATAATCTGTATTGCATTTGTAATACGTTATATGAAAATATAATAATTTAGAACGGGTTTGTAAACCCGTTTTTAACATTTATTTTAATTTTGGCGTAATATTATAAATAAGTATATGAGTGACGTAATTGATGAAATCTTAATACCAGGCCAAGATCCGATGATGCCTGAACCACCACAGGGTTCTCGTTCTCGCTTAAAACCAGTTCCTCCTGGTCCAGTCGGTCCAATACCTCCACAGCCTGGTCCAATGCCTCCTCCTGGTCCAATGCCTCCGCATCCTGGTCCAATACCTCCTCCAGGTCCAATTCCAGGTCCTGTTCCTGGCTCTATGCCTCCGTTCCCTCCGCCATTTCCTCCGAAGCCTCCGTTCCCGCCAGGTCCTCCAGGTCCTCCACCTAATAATTGCGACCCTGTTCTTGAAGGAACGACTATTCAGAATATGGCACAAATGCGTAACTATATCAAGTTAATGCTTGGTTCTCCTGTTATCTGTATTGAAATTTCTGACCAACAGTTGAACTATATTATTGGTGACTGCATTAGATATATTCAGCGTTACTATTATAGACAAGGCCATTATCGTGATTATTTGATTCTCGAATTACAGCCAGGAAAAACGCATTATAAGATTTGTCAAGAACTTGAAACAGTCGTAGATTTCCAGACTGCAAACTGGTTAGGTGACATTAACGAATTGTTTACACTTCCGCATAATGCACTTTATGATTCAGTTATGAGCATGAATAGTTCTTCTATCTTTAGAGGTGCATGCTATGGAAACAGTGCTGGTTATGGTGATGTTTTAGGTAGCTGGAATGCTGCATTAATGTGGCTTGAACAAGCAAAGATTGATTTCGGTGAATCTTATCAAGTCAGATATAATGAAAAAGAAAAAGAATTATCTGTTTGGCCGACTCCTCGTAAACCAGTTCGTGGTATTATGGAAGTATATAAGCGTCAACGTTCTATAAAAATCTTCAATGATGTAATGTTTAGAAAGATGGTCGTTGCACGTGCTGGTATGGTATGGACTAATTCTTTACGTAAATATTCTATTACTATTGCTGGTGGTGGTCAGTTAAATGCTGATTCTCTATACAGCTCTTATAAAGAAGAATACGATTACTGTCTTGAAAATATCAGACTTGAATCTCCTCCAGGCGAATTCTGGATGTCGTAAAATTAAAAAACCAGGAGTTAATCCTGGTTTTCTTTTTAATCAATTTTTAACATTCTTTCTTTATAGAATGGTTTTAATTTATCAAGTTCTCTAAGAATTACTCTGTCGATATTATTAATATCATCATTTAATTCATCGATATGCTTTTTAAATTCACCAATATCTTTTGTCATTTTAGCTTGGTCAATCTGTTGGATAGAGATAATCTTCAAATCACCAATATATTTTGCAGCTTCTGCGGCACGTTTTGTTCCTTTAATCTGCGGCATATTTTCAGCAATATACTTAATTGGATTATCTGACTTCAAAGCATCCATAACTATATTGATATGTTTAGAAGCAAGTAATCTGAGATATGCTCTCCAGCATTTATCTTCATATTCCTGTTTTTCAGCGACACACATTTTTGTTTCAATGTCTCTTCGCCATTCAATCCAGCGTTTCATTAAATCAAGAATATTTCCAGTAAGAACCTTTGTATCTACATCTTTTTCTTCAGATTTAGACTTAGTTCTTTCCAAAGCATAATACCTATAAGAACAAGATTTAATTAAATGCTTATGAATTTCTTTTTCGAAATCAGCTTCATTCTTAAATACAACTTCAAGCTTACAAGTTTCTGTTTTAGAAGCAGAGTCATTGACATAGACTACAACACCCTTATCGATAAGCTCCATCATTTTCTTGATGAATGTATCAGGATTAAAACCAGGACAGTAACCAGTAATAGTAAGAAGCATATTCTTTCTATACTTTTCAACAGTATATTCGCATTCATATTTTAATATACCCTGACCTGTTTCATATAAGGATTTAACTTCATCAGGAGTAGAAATTAATCTACCACCATATGCGTAATCAGGACCTTTAATGTATTTAAGAATATCTTTTACCTTAGCGTCATCACCTTTCTTAACTATAACTTTAAGAGCATTTACAACTTCTTCAAGGTTATGACCAGGAATTTCACACTTAATACCAACTGCAATACCAGAACAAGGGTTAACAAAAAAATATGGGAATCGAGTAGGAATTACAACAGGTTCTTTAAATTCACCAGTATAGTTAGGAATATACTCACCAGCTGAATTACATTCAAGCATTTTCATGCCAATCTTTGATAACTTTGTTTCAGTATATCTCTGACTAGCTGCGTCATTCCTTAAATCACCCCAGTTACCTTGACCAATAAATGCAGGATATTCTGAATTGACCATTGTTACAAGTGCATTATATGAATCGGCATGGGGAGAAAATTTACCCATACAGTCACCCGTAACTCTTGCAGATTTCATTGTCTTTCCACTTTCATAAAGACGCAATGTTTCAGCTGTCCATAAAAGTCTTCTCTGAATAGGTTTCAATCCATCTTTTAAATCAGGTAATGCTCGGTCTTCTATAACAGAAATACCGTAATCATACATATTTTTCTGTGTAAGTTCTGTAGCGTTTAAAATTTTACTCATAATTAACCTTTAAGACCAAGCATTTCCTTTCTAAAATCAGATTCTGAACCCATAACCTTATTGATAATTTCTGGAAGGTCTTCAGTCCATTTTAATTGAATTAAATTTCTACTTTTTGTTTCAAGACAAAGTTCACTAAGCTGGTCGGCATTAGCTTCTCCCCAACCTTTCATTCGAAGAATTGTATAATCACTAACTTTATCTTGTTTCATCTTACGTTCTACTTCAGCACGAGTCATTCCATAAGCTTTATTCTTTGCACTAGAAGCGACAAAAAGCGGTGCATCAATAATATATAAGTGACCATTCTTAATAAGGTCTGGCATATAGTTTACAAAGAAACTAAGAACAAGACATTGAATGTGCATACCGTCAACGTCAGCGTCAGAAAGAATAATTACTTTACCAAATCTAAGATTAGCTTCATTATAACCATCACCAACACCACAACCTAAAGCTGCAACAAGGTCTTTGATTTCTCTGTTACCAGATTCTTCTTTTTCACCTTTCTTTGTTTTCTTACCAAACAAATCTGTATCACTAGCTTTTTCAGCATTAATAATCTTACCTCTAATCTTCAAGCAAGCTTGGTTTGGTTCTCTAGCTTTTGTAAAGTGACCACCAGCAGAATCACCTTCTACGATGAACATTTCGCAATCCATAGGATTCTTAAATTTACGTCTATCAGCATCAACAAACTTATCAGAAATCTTATGTGCAGCTTTATTTAAAGCATTTAATCCCTTAGCTAAGTCTTTATCAAGTTTTGCTTTTTCTCTTTGGTCTAAACGTGTTTCAGCATAACTGATAATACCATTTAATAATTCCTTATTCTTCTTAAAGAATTTTTCAAGAGACGGTGTAACTTTTTCAATAATTTCTGGTTCTACAGAAGTATTTGTAAGTTCATTTTTTGTTTGGCCTTGATACTGAGGTTCAGCCATCTTATGATGGATTGCACCAATAACTCCTTCAAGAATATCATCATTTTGAATCTTCTTTTTGGAATTACTTTTTACAATATTACAGATTGCTTTCTTTAAACCATTAAGGTGAGTTCCACCAAGGTTTGTATAACAAACGTTTACGAAAGACTTAAAAGAATAACCATCGTTCTTTGTAAAGTTTAAAGCAATATCTGTATTGCTATCATTGTATATAAAAATTTGGTCCTTTTCTGGGTCCTGAGTTACAAGCTCAATAAGACCATTTTCAGAATAATATTCAATTTCTTCACCATCAATTATAATGTGAATATGTAAATGCGGGCAAAGATATTGAATATCTTTTAATTCACGTTTTAATCTGGGAACATCAAGATTTGTGCTATCGGTAAAGATTGTTTCATCAGGAATCCAAGAAACAATACTACCAGTCTTCTTGATTAATTTCTTATATGGCTCAGGCAAAGTGACCTGTTTTACATCAGACTTAATTAAGCCTTTTTCAAATATCTGAGTATACCACTTTTTACCCTTGGAATTATTCGACCAGACCTGTAATCTATTACTTAATGCTGCAATAGCTTTCTGTCCGATACCATTCATACCAGATGACGTTGCATAGCTTTGCTTATCAAATTTACCACCAGCATGAAGCTGTGTAAAAACGAGAGTTAATGAATCTTGTTGTGCTTTTTCATTCCAGCCAACAGGAATTCCTCTACCATTATCCAAAACAGTGGTTTCTTTTGTTTTTGTATTATAAAAAATATAAAGTTGGTCATTAAATCCGGCTAGATATTCATCTATTGCATTATCTACTGCTTCTCTTAATAGCCTATATAGACCGTCTGATGGATTGCCAGAAACCGCACCGATATACATAGTCGGTCTTTTTCTGACTGTTTCCAATCCTTTCAAAAAATCAATACTATTTGCTGTATATTCCATAATTTTCTGTTTTTTGTTTCAAATATAGTAATATTACTGAGTATTTATATTTGTTTACAAAAAAATTCGATAATTTTCAATAAAAACTATAAATAATGCATGGATTCTATATGGAGTAATAATTTTTACAAAAGCTCACCAGCATTATGTTGGGTTTTTAAGGTTTCTTTTGAACAATATTTTGGTGGGTCAGTAGATGGCTTTCCAATAGAATATATGGATATATTGTCAAGAGCTATGACTGATATCCAAGTTGGTAAGCGTGAAAGTGAATATACTAGCGTTTATTATGGTGGTTTGGAATTTAAGAAGCTTACTCGTGCAATTAATTCAAATAACTTTACTATTAAATTTAATGAAAACAAATATTATAAAGTAACTGAAATTCTGGAAAAGATTTATAATAAGAATAATATGAATCAAAATTATCCAGAAAGTGACGGTAGTGATAACGATAATAAACCATATAATACAAAAAGAAATTTATCTAATAATATTTCTTATAAAATTATAGTAAAGATGTATGATCCTAATCGTCTTGCAAATGATATTCCTAGACATGGCCAAGAAATAAATCCAATGGCTCGTTATGAATTCTTTGGATGTCAGCTTGTATCATTAGATGATTTTACATTATCGTATGATAGTAATGAAAGTGTAACTCGTTCTGCTACATTCGTATATGATTATATGAAATTTACTAATTATGATGATTTAAATAATGAAGCTAAACAAGCTGAATACGAAGCTACTAAAGATGCAAAACAAAAAGCTGCAGAACAACAAAGGCATGACAGAGAAACTGCTGGCGGTTATAATAGAGGTGCTAATACTGGTGGACCTGGAAATAGCACTGGTGGTGCAGCAGCAGCTGCGGCAGCGGCAGCAGCGGCAAGAAGAGCAGCTGATGGAGCAGCAACACGTTAAAATAAAGGTATAAAATGGATTCAATATTTGGTAATAATAATTTTTATAATCTATCAGATCCTCAAGCAACCTGGCTGTTTGACGTGTCTTTCTATAATGAATGGGATAATGCAAAGAATACTGAATTTATAAATTTGCTTAATAGATCATTGATTATAACAAGCGTAACATTGCCTACATATCATACTGAATATGTTACGAAAAAATATTTTGGTTCTGAACGTTCTTTCCCAGTTATTAGAACTTATGGTGGTGAATGCACTATAAATTTCGACGTTCGTTCTGAGCCACGTGATAATATTGGAATTCAAAAAATAACCCAAGTTTATGAACAGATAAGAGAAGATGGTGATGATTATATTAAAACTCACCCTGAATTAGATTATACTTGGAATGCATTGCATTTTGATAAAGTAGTAGTTAAATTAAAACATAAAGTCTATGATGGAGCTACTGATGAGTCTATCAATTCAAAATATGAATATATTAATTGCATAGTTACTGACTTTGGTTTTAATGAAGAACTTAATTATACATCTGATTCAAAACTTACTTGTAAACTTTCATTCCATTATGACTACTGGACTAAGACAGTTTAGAGGATATAAATAATATATGGATTACAGAGAACTAAATAACTATTTAAACAATTATGGCAATATTACTACAGCTGGAACTGTAGATGGCCATGATATCAACATTGATAATCTTGTATGTCCATGTTGTGGTAAGAAATTACGTTTAATGGATTCTACAAAGAAGGAATTTGAAGGCGATGATTTAATTCCAGTAAATGAATCTATTTTGAACGAAAACAAGTTGGCTGACTATTTATTGGATATTATTGAATCTGAAGCTAGGGCAATTTATGAAGATGAATTAGAAAGTAATACGCCTGAAACTGATGCAATGGGCAATATTGTTGGCGATTATAACGAACGTTTCTTATATTTAAGTAAAGATTTAAAGAAAATCATTAAGATGAAAGCCAATGCAATTTCTAACATGGTTCGTCATCAAGGAATAGAAGTAACCCCGTATTATATTGAAAATGAGCTATATGATTTCTTAAAATATTACGGTTATGCGGGTGAAAGATAATTTCTATTATAAATAATATAAATAATTTAGGAGTTTTTAAAATGAAACAAGCTTTTAATACATATCAAATGGCCAGTTGGTTACTTGGCGAAGCTCTTGATCCTAATGATCCGATGAATGAAGATGATGAACTCGATTTAGAAGACACCGAATCTGACAAAAAGGATGAAGAGGAAGATGAAGAAGAATCAGATGATACTGAAAATGCTGAAGATGCAGAAGACGCTGATGCTGACCTCGATGATTTAGATTTGGATGATGCTGGTGAAGATGCAACTGAAGATGCAACTGAAGGTGAAGAAGATACTGAAAATCTCAATAATAACGAACTTTTGAGCAGAATTGACCAGAAGCTTGACCAGCTTATTGATAAGCAACCAGATGCTGATGAAGAATTTGACTTGGATATCAGTAATCCAGTATGTCCTTGCTGTGGTGCTCGTCTTAATATTATTGATAATACAGCTGATACTGAAGACCTTGCAACTGGTGAAGAAGGTGAAGATTTGGATTTCGATATCGACGCATTGCTTGATGGCGAAGGTCCTGAAGGCGAAGAAGAAGAAGAAGAAGAAGCCGGTGAAGAAGGTGATGAAACCTATGGTGAACCAATCGAAGCTATGGATGATGATTTAGATATCACTCCTGATAATGGTGAAGATGGTTACGTCTCTCTCGAAGATGAAGATGAAGAGGAAGACGAAGAAAACTAATCAGTTCTTCAAATAGATTTAAAAGAGGCAATGTAAATTGCCTTTTTTATTTTATTACTTCCAAAAAACTATAAATAATGCATATGAATAATATTATCGTAAATCCAGAGGATAATAAGGAATTGGCTCTTAAAATTTGGCGAACAGTCAAAAATTTCCACCATGATTATCCAATGAAACGTGATTATTGTGATTCAATAAACACGGATTTGAAACAAGAACTGGCATATGACGGTATAAAAGCAAGACGTGTTTACGGTCTCTATAAGGTAAATACATTTATTGGTTGGTTAGATGAAAATGATTTTACAGATGATGAATTAGACCATATTATGGAAGTATATGGAGAAGCTCTTTATAGGGAAGATTTAGAAAACTATGTAAAGAGTCTTCCAGAAGCAGAACAGAAAGAATATCTTTATGTGCCACACGTATTTTTATTATGTCAGAATTTGATTCTTGATGCTGCGTCCGATATGTTTAGTGAATTTGCAAAACAATCTAAGTTTAACTATTTTTATGATAATAAAAAGTCTGTAGTTGGAGTTTAAAATATGAAATTTAGAGAACTACTCGAAGCTGAAGAAAAGAAAGATGGTAAGTCAAATATTACGATTGATACCATTTTAAGTGATTTGGAAGGTATTCATAAAGACCAAAATCGATTTGTAAAATTCTTGAATAATATTAACCGTCCAGGTCAACAGCCAGAAAGAACCTTTACTTATGGTGGTGATGGAACGAGTGAAGGTAAGGGTGGTAAATCTATCAGCTATACTATTGATAGTAACTCCAACCAGCCAAGTGATGAATTCCGTCAAATTATGGCTAAGATTAAAGATGGACATCAGAAGACATGGAAAGAAGAAATTGAAAAATGCCTTGATAAGCTAGATAATGCAAAACGTCAAGGTTATATTAGAACTTACTTTATTCCAAAACTTGAAGACCCAGGTGCAAAGCTTACAAGTCGTGCAAGTAAATATAATGATGACCGTGTAGCTGGAGTTGATGAATATGAAAAATTCGGTCAAGCAATGGTATTCTATAGCAGTAAGTGTGTAAGTAAACTTGCTGATGCAGATACAAAAATTGGCGCAGATAAAATTAAGCTTATAATGCAGGGTTGTTTTGGTGCAGCTCCTGGTGGAAGACGTGAAGATGATGACTATCTTACACAGTTCATGACACTTGAACCAAAGATGAAGATTGACGCTGCAAAGAACGTTATTCACTCTATTCGTTCTGCTGGTACTAATGATATTGAAGGTATCAAAAAAGATGATGAAGGCGAAATGATGGGAGATAGCTATTATAGTGGATTAAACTATATAATGAATATGCTATTTGAAGCCGATGAATCTGATGATAAGGAAAAGAATAAGAATACAAACATTGTTTGTCCGAAATCTATTGATGAATTCAGTAAGAATATTAATACTGCATTGAAGCAAGCTAAAGCTGTTGCTGAAAAATATCCAAAACAGTATAAGTTATGGTATGAAAAACTTCGTAGTGCTTTTGAAAAAGGTGTTGAAGACTATCAAGAAATGGAACGTGATCCTGAACTTGCTAAGAAAGGAATACGAAATCCAATTACCAATGAAATTGAACATAGAAATGGTAAGGCATGGGGTGCAGGTGGTCCAGCTGCATTCATTAGAAATCACGAAGATTTAAAGGCTATTACTGATAAGATTCGTCAAGGAACTCCTGGTGTTGAAGGTGTTGGTGGTTGGGATATTTTCAACTTTGGTCCTAAGTTGATTCTTACAATGATTGATGCTCTTGAAAAGGGTGGTAAGATTTATCAGCGTATTTGTGACGATATCGGTGAAGGTATGAAGCAAATGAAAAAATCTTTGGTAAATATGAAGCCAGAAGATTTTGATAAGCTTATCAAGAAGTATGCAGAAGAAGATCAACATCAAGAAGCTATGGCAATCTCTTTTGCTGCTGTAATTACAGGTTTAGCAAATCTTTATAAGGTTCTTGCTAATGGTAAGATTGGTCAGATTAATGAAAAGACTGCAACGTTTAATAGTGAAAATAATGGTAGCGAAACTGTTATTCAAACTAGAATTGACGACTTAAAGAATTCTCTTGCTAAGTTGATGAAAGAAAAACCAGACTATGATAAGTGGCTTGAAGAACAGAACAAGAAGAAAGAAGAACAAAAGAAGAAATTAGAAGCAGAAATTAAACAATCTGAATCTGCTCCTACTGAAAATAGTTCTTATGTTCCTAAGTTCTCTATAAAGAATTTGATTAAGGAAGCTGAAGAAGAAGCAGAAAAATCTGAAACCAATAGACAGAAAGAAATTGAAGCAAAGAAGAAGCAATTAGAAAAAATTGATAGTGAACATAAGAAGAAAGTTAATGTAAACGTCAAGAATTATATTGCTGTTCTTGATAACTATAAACAAGTAATGTCTTTACAGCCGGAAATTAAAAATCTTTATGAATATATCCGTCTATTGTTTAATGCCGATTATGCGGAAGAAGAATACAGCAAGCATTTTAATAATAAAGACCAAAAGTCTTCTGGTGAAGATATTTCATCGCAAGAAGAAAAGACTGAAAGCTTATCTATTAAAATGAATAAGTATAAAATCTTCGAAAATGAAACAGTAGATGACCTTGAAGAACTTGATGGTGAAGGCGAAAGTGAAGGTGGTTCTACTTCTTCTAATTCTAATAATAATGGAAAGAAAGATTCTAAGGAAGGTGAAGTTCAGTATAGTTCTAATGAAGGTAATACCGATTGGATTAATGATGGTAGTGGAAAGAGCTTACGTGAACTTTATAGATTGTTTGCAGAAGATAACAGTTCTATTCAGGTTAATATTAGTCAGTTTAAGGAACTTGCTGAAGCAAAAAATCCTAAGGAAGAAACTACACGTATTGTAAATATCTTCAAGAAATTGTTTGATTCTTTACAGAATTTTGATATTAAGCCAATTAAAGATGGTGTTGTTGCATTATCGAAAGTCGATATGAATGAGATGAAGTCTAAGCAGGCTGCAATCGAAATTGTTGAATTTAAGAAAGAAGGTGGTGAAGAAGGAGAAAAGAAAGACGAAAAGAAAGGTAAAACTCCAGCTGAACACCGTGACAATCTTATTAAACTTATTGATGAAAACAGCAACATTATGAAGAATGTTGTTAAGCAGCTTAATCCAATTTATCAACATGCAGAAAATGATAGTTGGTTAGAGACTTATGAAAAGTTAAAACAGGAATTAGATAAGAGCGGTGCAGAAATAAGAGATTACTTATTTGAAATCTATCCAAATGGTAAAGCACATGATTATATAGATTCAGAAATAAAGAAAATGAATGGTTATACATTCTTAACTAAGACATGGGCTGTTATTTCTTTGACTAAGGAAGTTGCAAAGATTCTTAATAACTTAGCACAGAAGAAAGAATCTATTGATTTGAACTCTTATCCAATGCTTGTTGAAGCTAACAATAAGAAAGGTGTTGTTGCACAGGATAGAAGCCCACAAGGATTCTTGAACAGTGTTAAATCTGAAACATTGGATTTAAATAATGCAATGTTGCCTGCAGATTATAAGGCTGATGTTTATGATATTAGAAATCCAAAAGCATTTAACGATATCGAAACACGTTTAGCTGAAAGAATTATTGGAACTAGAACTGGAACGAATTCAACTGGTTTATTAAATTTAGCAAACCACGTAATATTCCCAGATGATGTTGAAAATGAGGAATATAACGAAGTTGGTAAAGCTTTGGTAAAGAATGGTTGTGAAAAATTAGTTGAAGTTATTCAATATGGCAGTAAGGGAAAGGATTTAAAAGGTAAAGACAGAGACTGTTATTTATTCCTTGGTGCTATTTGGGGTATTGCTCATACAATAGCTAAAAAAATCAAGGGTGATACATTAAAACAAGATGATACTGAGCATAATGGAAATGTTGGAAAGCAGGATGCTACACAACATAATACTGACCTCAGTCAAGAAAATCCAACAAAAAATGATTCTGTAATAATTCCAGAAATATCACCAGATATGTTGATGAACGAAATTTATAAATATATAAAAGGAAATTAACTATGACACAAGAAGATTACATTAAACTCGTAGAATCTGTAGCTGGAATGAATAAGGACTACAAAATTGTAGTCGAAGATACAGATTTAGACACAAATTTTGATGAAAAGCCGGTCGAAAAGAATATTCGTCAGGAAATTCGTGATGCAATTAAGCCGCAAGTAGAAATTGCAGACGCTTTGATTACTACAATTAAAGACGCATTTGCTGATAATTTCGACCAGACAAATAGAATGGATGATGCAATCGAACAGGTTCAGTCTTGGGAAAAGACTATTCATGGTGCTTGTGAACAGATTCTTAAAACTGTCGAATCTAAGGACGGTTCTATTGATAGACCAGAATCTATCGTGAATGATAGTGGCAAGTGCTCACCAAAGGCATTCAATAAGTATATTAAAAATTATACTAGCCGTGACTATGGTGTATTGCAGTTGGCTGCAGCAATCATGGTATTCTATAATTCCTTGAACGGTTAATTAACTTTTATATAAAAAAGAAAAGCAGCAATTATATGCTGCTTTTTACGTATTTAATGTAATCTGCCCATTTATCAAGAAGAAATTTACGTTGTGCATCATTTAATAATTCATTATAACGTTCAGCTTCTCGATTATTAATTTTATATTCTTTCTTTAAGGCAGTTATCAAATCTGGATCTGTTTTTTCTGCTTTATAGGCATTATAATTAAAATAATGTTTGGTATGCTTTACCCAAGTATATAAAAGAGTAAAATGCTGTTCATCAGTTAAATGCTTTGTAGTAACTTCATCAAGTAATGGCATTAAATAATCATAACTTGAAAGAAATCTATTTATCATAAACTGAGAATATGCAAGTTTATATTCTTCCGGTAAAGTTTCCCAAGTATATTCTTTAGTGCAAATGATATTTAAAATATCAAATAACGGATTTCTTTTCTTTTCACTCATTCGAAATGTTCTTTAAATTCTAAGGTTATCTTATCATCAGTAACAGGAGTTACCTTAACTTCTTTTCCTGATTTTAAATCCTTAAAAATATAGTAATTTTCACAAGAATTTAACATGGTATAAGAAGAATTTTCTAAAAAACTTTTAATCATTCTATTCATAATTAATCCTTATAAAATGTACTTAGCCTAGAAATTGGCCATTCACCATGAACTTTCTTATTCCATTTTTCAAAGAAAGGCTTTTTAAGTGTATCAAAATTCTTTGGTGGCTGACCTTTACTATAATGACGAACTTCAATATCTATTGTAGAAACCTTATAGCCACGTTCCAATACTTGCAAAGAAATGTCGGTATCATAGAAATGATAATCTTGTAAAGATTCATCGAAACGTAAGCCTTCTTCAAATATCCATTTCGGGAAGAACATACAACAACCATCTACTGTTGCAAGATAATCATGAACTCCGTAATGCTCTCTCATTGGATATTCTACTAATCTAAGATGATTATCTATATCACCTTGAATAATAAAGCCAGAACCATAATTTGACCTACCGCCAGCACGAGGAACACCATTCCACCAAGTGCAATTACTATCTAATGCGATAGTTCCAATTACGCCAGCAATACCAACATCACCTTCTTCAAAAAGTTTTGTCAACTTATAATTACATACATCAAGTGGTGTTTTAATATAACAGTCTTTATGTCTAAAACAAATTATATTATCATCACTATTTAAAATATAATTTTCAATAGCATAATTATATTTCTTAGCAATAGAATTACCAACAGTATTATCAAGAAATTTAACCTTGTCGGTATCTACATCTATTTCTTCTTCACATTTACTAACTGGTATAAACTCAAGCATCTACATTTCCATTTAAAATAGTATCAAGGTTTCTAATTTCAAATTTAGTATTATTACCATTTGTAGCAGTATATGAAATGGTTAATCTTTGTGCAAAATTACTATAAACGTTTGTTTTACCGTCTTTAATAATAATTAATTTTGCTATATCCATTTGGCCTTCAAGTAAATGAAGTCTTTGATCATCATTAAGTGAAGGAATAAACTTATCTATATCAATAGGTAATTCATTATACTGTATAGCTTTTTCCATTACCTTTTGTTTATCTTCTTCAGAAATAGTTGGACTAAAAATGTAATAAGATAAAATACATTTTGTCTTTTCTTTCTCTATTCTACGTTCGATTTCTTCATCACTTAATGGATTATCACCAAATATTTTTAAATCAGCAAAAATTTCTTCAAGCTGTGTATCAAATAATTGTCCAGGACGAACATATTTTAATTTATTATCTTTATAACAAGCTGTTAATGGAAAGATAGAACGTTCAAGTAATTGAGATAATTGGTCTTTCTGTGATTGAACATTTACTTCAACAAAATAAAGATACGCATTATTAATATATGATATAGATTCTTTATAATCCTGACATACATGGCATGCATCATCAGTAAAAACATAAATGCCATGTTTATAACCATTTATAAATTTATTAAATGCTAATTTTTGTGAATCAAACATTAAAGTTCCTTTAAAAAATAAAATCGGTATTAACCGATTTTATTTATAATCAAGTTTTTAAGTTGCTTCAGGTGTCGGAGGTTCAAGAATTGTATTGTAAGTCATAAGAACTTTCTTACCAGTATCTGGGTCTTCTTCCTTATGTTTTACATACCAAGCAATATTCTTAATCATATCCTTTTCTGGGTCGCAAATAAAATCAAGCGTATATTCGGTAGTCCAACCACCTTCTTTCAGTTCCTTTCTAACTGCTGTAAGGTTATTAAGTTTGACATCAAATACCAAATCACTGAATGTCATCTTATATTCCAAAGAATATTCACCAAGCGGAATAATAAGCTTTTCCCAAGCATCTTGAGCTGCAGACTGGTCAAATGCACCATTAAAATCTACGTCACCATGAAACTGCTTCGGAAACGTTCTTATGCTTGTATCTTCGACAATCTTTGCCTGAAGAATCCAGAACATATCTTCACCTTTTCTAACGAGCTTAAAGCTTGTAAATGAACTATCAAATCTAATTGTATTCATTACTTATCTCCTTTCGTAGCTGTATAAATTGCACTGTTCAACTGGAATGCAGCAAGTTCTTTTGCTTCTTCCTGATTGATGATATTAAGGCATTGCATCTTTTCAAGTGCACGGTAATAAGAAAGGCCTTTACCAACTCTCTTATCAAACTTGTCCTGATAATTACAATGAGACTTACCAACAATTACAATCTTTTCCATAGTTTCCTGCGGAAAGAATTCAGTAATTGTTACGAGTGTAGAATATTCCTTCCAACGTGTGCAAATTTCACGACCATACTGGTCATATTCCTTCTTATACTTATAATCAGTAAGATAACCTACCTTAATAATAAACTGTCTACCATTTGTAAGAATTGCTCTCATGATATTTTCCTCTTATATTAAATGTTTATATAAAATATAGTAATTTTTTATTTACATGCTAAGGCAAAATAAATATTCTGTTTTTATTAAAAAATTCGGAAACTAAGTTCCGAATTTCATTTTAAATAATATCTTGTTCTTTATTGTCAAACATTAGCATCATCTCATTTATATGCTGTGATGATTCTAGCCAACACCCTGAACTATTAATGTAGTTATACTGCCAATTTAATATTTCATTGTATTTGTCTTTTTTACAAAGCTTCCAGAACATCTCGTCAATTTCATCAACTGACGATTTATCGGTAAATTTACAATCTTTATGGATTTCTCTATAAGGACTGTCATCAGAATCTGCAAATACGTTACCAATAAATACATTTCCTGTTGCACAAGCTTCAGTAAATCTCAAAGAAGATTTAGCTTTATTGAATGGATTACTTACAATAGAAGCTATACTGAAATCAGAATGAATTTCCATGAATTTTCTTGGGAATGTATGAGAATCTGCCCATGGAACGAACTGAATCTTTTCTTTAATTTCTTCCCAGAAGAATGGTAATGCACCCATTACATAGAAATCAATTTTATCGTCTTTGACATTCTTAATTACCCAATCACAAAGTGCTGTATTCCAGTCACCCTTATCACCAGGCTGGCCAGGATGGCCTTTCGGGAAATTAGGATGTTGACCAGGTTTAAGCTTTGGAATAGGTTGCTTATAATGTGTAGGACTTCCAGAATATATTACTCTTGGCTTTATAATATCTGATTTGATATTTTTCTTACGTTCAAAATTCCACAAGTATCTAGGAACAACATTTTTAATAACCATTACATTAGGATGATTGAAAACTTTTTCTACCATCTTTTTAAGATATGGAGTAGAAACAACAATCAAATCCAACATCGGCAAGGTAATACTCATAATTTTGAGAATTACTTCCCTGTTATTAAAAATGCTTTCATGTGATGGGTTATAAGATGGAACTGAATCGTTATGTTCATCAGATACTTCGCCAGTCATAAAGCAAAGGTCGTCAAATTCGCCAACAAGTTTATAACCATATCTCGGTTGTAATTCCTTGTATCGCTTAATCAAGTCTACATCAACAGACGTCATAGGACGCTGAATAACAATAGACTTAGCTCTAGCTAATAAATTTGGGTCAAATGTATATACAGGTAATAATACTGGAGTAACGCCAAAATCATGTCCATTTATATATTCTGAATTATATCTTAAACGGACATGGGAACAACCGGAAGTATCTCTACAATATATTATAGCAATTTTTTTACCGTCTTGTTGTTCAGTATTAGCATTTAACATTAATTGTCATCTCCATAAGGGTCATCAATAGTATTTAAGTTTTCATAGAAATCAAGACCCGTAATTTCTGTTTCGTTACGCTTATTCATTTCACCAAGATAGAGATTTAATGCATTAGTAATAAGCTGAGTAGTAAAAGCGAACGCACTTGTATTTCTTTCTTCGTCATAACGGTTAATATATGTAAACAAGGTCATTAACGCTTCTTGACGAATATCATCAATTTCTTCATATGCAGGTCCCTGAATAAGCTTGAAAGAAATTATACGACCATTGATAACCTTAATAAATGCATCACAAATTTCCTTCTTAACGACTTCAAATTCAGCATTGAACTTTCTTCTTTCTTCAGGGGTGAAGTTCTTATATCTTTCCTGTAACTCTCTAATTTGTTCTCTCTTTCGAAGAATAAAACTCTTAGAAAGCTCATACTTATCTTCTTCAATATTATTCTTGTCATTTTTACGTTCAAGCTTTCTTTCATATGCGTCACACCATTCACCAGTATCATTGATGTTCATACGATTAAACTTGATGATTAATTCTCTCAAATATTTGTTGGATATATATCCTTCACTTGTCTTATCTTGTTTCATATTTTAACCTATCACATAATTATTATTATACGCTAAAATATAGCAAATATTTGCAAATAAAAATTTACAAATATTTATTCTGATTTTTTTAGTGATGTATACTTGGTAACGATGGAGCAGATGGAATATGAGAGCTGACTGAACCAGCTTTAGCTTTAGCTTGAGCAAGTTCTTTCTTATTAGCTTCATTTTCTTCTTGAATCATCTTATTGATAATTTGTTGTTCAACTTCGACTTCAACCCAAGTCCAATCATTCGTAATTTGTAAATTAGCATATTTTGCAATACGAGTAATAGTCTCTAATACCTGCATAAGATTTACTGAGTTAAACAGGTTATCATCATTAATTGTAATTTTAACAGGATGTAGTTTTCCACATTTAGGGCAAGGAATATCAATCTCTTTAACTACACCACAATAATTATTATCTATTGCTTGTTTAAGAGATAAGAAATCGTATGCAGTCAAATTTGATAAAAATGCATATTTTTCTTCCATAGTGTTATCACTATCAATGTATATACACATCTCATCTATTTCATCATTTATTTTAATTTTTGAATCTGCATATTTTGGAAACTTTAATGGAATATCAATATTCAAATCATTTAAATGAACTTTTTTGATAGGAGGTTCATCTAAATATTTAAATTGAAGTTCTGTTAGTTTAATAGTTTTTTCAATTTCTGCTTTACATTCAGAACAATGTGGGATTCTAACGACAAAACCATTCAAAGAAGTAAAGCTGTTTAATCTAATCCAGAAAATAAGGAATTCTCTATCAGCTAAAATCAAATCTTCGAATTTCATATTTTCAAGAATACAACATTTTTCTAATAATTCATTACAAATCGACGTTGAATTAAGCGGAGATAATGTTGCTAAGAATTTTACTTCCAATACTGACATTGAACGTATCTTAATTTTTAAATCTTTTGGATATAATCTACCTCTTGACGGTAGCTCATTTGCGTCAATCTGCCAATAGTTAAAA